CGTTTAGATACGTTAGTTGATTTTGGTAAAGATATTATTATTGCTGTTCTTTTATTGTTAGTTTTAAAAGCTTTATCTAGATTAGGTTTAGTTTCAGAATTTATTTTAACTTTAGTTTCTTCATTTCTCTGTTTGGGAGGAATTGTTAAGATTGTTGGTTTAGAAAAATGGAAGTCCATTTGGGCCCATGTTAAAGAATGCTATGAATATTTTACTTATGAATCTTATGTTGTTATGCAAGCCAGTATGGCTTCTACTAGTAGTTTAATTGAAGTTTTTATGTTAATGTTACAAGGTGTTACTTTAGGAAAATCTATGTATTATGGTAAAGATTTGATTTCTTGTTTTACCGCCTCAACACGAGGTTGGGATAGAATGAAAGTTGATTTTTCTGAAAATATTAATTCTTGGTTTACAATTTGTCAAATGTTTGTTAATTTTATTTGTGAAAAATTTAGTTTAAAACCCTGGGTCATCTGGGAAAGTAAATATCCTGAGCTATATGCCACGATAGAATCAACCCAAAACTTTATTGATGATTTAGTTAAAAATCCCGTTATGACTTTTGATAAAGGTAGAAAATTAGAAACTATATTAAGAAAATTGAGAGAGTGTCATAAAGAGTTACCAGTTAGTGCCGTTCATGAAAGGAATATACTTAGGTCTGTGACTGATAGTGTTACCCCTTGGAAGATTAAATTAGGTAAGGCCAATTTCTTAGGAAATGGTCCTAGGGTTAAACCCGCTGGTGTATTGTTCACTGGTCCATCACAAATTGGTAAATCTGAATGGAATAATGTTTTTTGTCGTTTAATTGCCGCACGTTGTTTAGCTATCGAGCGATTAGAAGCTTTTCTTTTGAATCCTTCATCGGAAGTGTATAATCGTATTATAGAACAAGAATATTGGGATGCTTGGTGTGACCAATCCATAGTTCAATTTGATGAAATTGGCGCTCGTAGAGATATGGTAGGTGCTAATAATGAAGCTTTTGAATCTATGCGTATCATCAATGGTAATCCTTATGGTTTACATGCTGCGGATGTTGAGTCCAAAGGTATGATAAATGCTAGACCCATTTTAGTTTCTGGTACGAGTAATATGCTCCATTTTGATTGGGCTTCTTTGACGTTTCAACAAGCTTTCGAAAACAGGTACACTGCTTATGCAGTTATACCTAAAGTAGAATATCGTGTCGATAAGACTAATGATCCTTTTGATTTTGAAAAATGTAAAATGATACAAATTGATGATTGGATTGATGATTTTGGACATTTGGAATTTTGGGAATATGATTTGACTAAAGCCCGTTTAACGGGTAGTATTCAAGGAGCCCTTCTTACCTCTACTCCATTAACAGCAACCGAAATTAAGGAAAAATATGTTAAAAAAGTTAAAAAAAATATTGAATTTGGTGCTAAAATTCTTGCAATGCATGATGAAATGATTAAGCGTGAGATTCTCTTGCGGGATGATGACGCTAAAGTTGCTGAGTTGCTCGAATCTGTTGATGAAAAAGTTACTAAAGAAGCAAAAAAATTTGATAAACCTGCTGATGTTGTACTTAGTGAGAAAATAGATGAAGAGTTAAAAAGAATATTTTGTCAAGGGTATAAGACTGAAAAACTGAAAGATGGTATTACAGCCGTTTTTATGAGTACTGTTGGTTTAGTTACCACTTTGGCAATTTTAAAACAAACTTTATTTCCTACTAATTGTAAATTTGATTCAGAGAAAGGGTCTTGGGACTACTTTCCTGATTTTGTTTTCAAAAAAGAAGTTAAAGATGTTGTTAAATTTGGAAAAAAAATTACAAAATGTGGTAAAGAATCAAAAAAATATTTGTTAGAGAATGGACCCGTCTATATTCAAGCTGCTACTGATAGTGTTAAACAAGCATTTGGTTGTGGTGAGTGTATAGTTTGTAGGGCCCCTCTTATTACAGTTGAAGAATTACTTATACCTGGGAAGTCTGACCATTTGTGGCCTGAATCTGCTCAACATATAAAAGAAAATTTTAATAAACATATTTATGCTAGTGATTTTGATGTTGATTTATCTAAGAGTTGGAATGATGGTATTGTACCATGGTGTTTGAATTTTAAGAAAGATATTTGGTATTCTAATACTGAAGTTATTAAATATGAAAATGCAGAATTATATGCTTATATTGTTAGATATTATGTGGAAAAAGTTCATTTAGAAATGGCTAAATTAAGTTCATCCAAGCTCAAAGCAATTTGTATTGAAGCTCTTAATTTGCCAAGAAAAACAATGTTTAATTTAGTTAAAAATTGGAAAATTGTTACAGGTGTCGTAGCTGCTACTTCTGTAGTTGCTGTCGGCATTTATCAAATTTTCACTAAAATTTATCCTCAATCCGCTTCTGGCAGGTCTGGACGCTCTAAGGGTAAAATCAGAAAAAATGTTAAAATTTCTAAAATTGTCCCTAAGGGAGAACTACAAGCAGCCACAGATGGTGTTGTAGATAATGTTATGAATAAAGTTTTGACCAGAAGTCAGTTTCGACTTGGTCATATGGAACAACAAAGCCCTTTTGGAGTTATAACTATGTTAGGCTCTGGCGTTGGATTCATGCCCATGCACTTTGCTCAAATGCTTACAAACGCACATGATGAGTATGATGCAAATCCATACATTATATCTGCCCTTAATGGTGACTTGTCACAAAAACGTGAGATTCCTTACGAGGAATTTAAATGGTATTCTTCTACCGAAGATGAAGTTTCTCGCGATTTGATTTTCTTTTATATTAGTCCTCGTTTTTTGGAGCCTACTCCTAATTTGTTAAAGTATTTTATTCGTTCTGAACAGATGCCTGCTACCCGTTTTCAGGGAGCTTTATATATACCTCGTTTAGTTGGAAAAAATGTTATGGTTATGAAAGAACCAAATTTTATTTTACCTAATGTTGAAGTTACTTATAATGATGTTGATTTTTCAGCTGAAAGTTTCCGTTTAATTGATGCTTTTAAATATTATTCTCGTACTGATGTTGGAGATTGTGGTTCTTTACTCGTTCAATATAGTCATGATGGTAGTCCTGCTCGTATTCTAGGTATGCATGTATCTGGAAACAAGTATGGTACTGGTTATTCACAAGTGTTAATGGGTGAAGAAATTGAGATGATGTTTGATGAGATTATAAATATTCATAAACCAGTCGTTAGGGATGTTGAAACTTTGGATGGTCCTCTTGTTGAAGCTACTATTCAAGGATTTGTTAATCTTGGTACTGTTAAGGGTCCTCGGACTCCCAAAGACACTAAGATAATAAGTTCTCCTTTACATTCATTAGTCTTCCCCTGCGAAACAAAAATAGCTCGTTTGTCTCCTTTTTATTTAGATGGTGTTAAAATTGATCCTATGGAAAATTCGAGAAAGACTTATCAAAGTCCCTCAGTTGCCATTGATCAAGAATTGTTGAGTTGTGTTGTTAATTCTACTATTAATAAAGTTTTTAATTCTTCTGTTATTTTTGAAAATATTACTGGACCTCGTGAGCTGACTTTTGAAGAAGCTGTTTTTGGTGTTGACGGACAAGAGTTTGTCTGTGGGGTTAAAAGGTCTACTTCAGCTGGTTTTCCTAGGTGTATGGAACCAAACGATTTTCCTGGTACAAAAAAAAAATGGTTGGGTCCTGTCAGTTTGACTCAAGATCGACCAGATCCAAAAAATATTGATTATTTAAGTGTTAAAAATCGTGTTAATTTGATTTTAGAAAAAGCCAGTCAAGGTGTAAGAATTCTTCATTACGCTCAAGATTTTCCCAAGGATGAACGACGTTCTCCTGAGAAAGTTGCTTTAGGTTTGACTAGAGGTATTAGTGGTACAAATATGGATTATTGTATAGCATGTATTATTCATTTTGGTGCTCTTTGTGAGTGGCTTATGAGTAATCGTATATATAATGGTTTTACTGTAGGTATTAATGCTCTAGGTGAGGAGTGGTCTTCCGTTGCCAAGGAGATGAAGATGACTGATAAAAATAGAAAAAATTATTTAGATGGTGATTTTAAAGCGTTTGATGGGTCTCACACTCGTCAACTTATGTATACATTTAAAAGTTTAGCTGATTCTTATTATGGTAATGAGAGTGTTATTAGAGATGTTTTGTTAGAAGATTTAATGAATTCTGTACATATTATTGATGGAAAAGTTTATTTGTGGAACAAATCATTGCCTTCTGGGCATTTTTTGACACCTATTCTTAATTGTTGGATTAATTTATTGTTACATCGTACTGCTTTTGTTATTAGTTATCAAAGAATTGAAAATATTAATAAAAAAGAATTTGATTTTATTTTAAAGTTGTATGATGATTTTGTTGTTACTTTAGTTTATGGAGACGATAATATGCATTTTATTAATGATAATGTTAAAAAATATTTCAATATGGAAGATCACACTAAGTCTATGCTAGAAATAGGATATGTTTATACTGATGCTAGAAAGTCTGGTTTAGTTGGTGATTTTTTATCTTATGGTGAGATTTCATTTTTAAAGAGAGAGTTCAAATATAATGATGTTCTTAAACGTTTATGTGCCCCCCTTGCTCTTAAAACTATTCGTGATATGATCCAATGGAAAAAGAAAAAAGATTTGAATTTATTTGATTTTAAGAAAACCGTCGAAAAAGCTTTATTGGAACTTGCTTTCCATGATAAAGATATATTCGAAGAATATTCAAAAAAAATTGTTTTTGGTTGTCGTTCTATTTTGTTTTGGTCTCCTGAAGTTGTCTCTTATCGTTCGTGTTGTTTAGCTAATGCGAGTCGTGACGAGTATTTGTAATTTAATCTTGACATATTGGAATTATGGTCATTAACTATTAATTATCCTATATCCGCTGAGGATGCGGAAGTTGTACCCGTAACTTTAAACGATTTTGAGGAGACTTTGATTGTCGAATCTTAGGGCACCGAATTTTGTTCCCCATTTTTATTATACAGGGATGTTTATCCATCGCGTAACGCACAAATGTCAGAATTAAATAACTCCGAGTCCCAAGAGAATACTCAATCTACCCTAGGTACTACCACTCAGTTGGAAGTTATCACAGGTATTGAGAATTCACCTCCTATCATTCCCACTTCGCTCACTGAGCTTCAACAAGTCCAAGAACATCAAGATATATTAGATTTCTTGGCAAAACCTGTTTTGCTTAATACAGCGACGTTTGCTAATACAGCTGCTCGCGGTGATAATTTATATTCTTTATCTGTTGCCTCAACTATTCTTCCAGGAGGTTATTCCAATTGGACCAATAAGTTGTCTGGCTTTTATTCTATTTATGCTACGTTTTGTGTTGATGTTATTATTAATGCTACCCCTTTTCATGCGGGAGCTATTTTAACTAATTATTTTCCTAATACTTCTGTTATGACCAAAGCCTTAACTATGCATGCGAGAGATCTAAATGGTCAATCTCAATTGCCAGGTTCAGTCATTTGTAATATAAATCAAAATCATTATTCGTTTAAAGTGCCTTATGTTTCGACCGCTGAAATGTTTGTTCTCAATGGCCTAGATGCCTCTTTTCCTGATTGGGGTACTATTAAGCTGTGGTGCTGGAGTCCACTTAAAGTGGGTGCTTCAGGAGCCACTTCTATTACGCTCTCTATTTGGGGTCATTGGGAAGATGTTGTTCTTGGTCCTGTTTATCCACAAGCAGGAGGCAAAGGCAAAAGAAAAAAAGTTAATTTCACTACTGTTAATCCTGAATCTGTTGAAAAGAAGGCTCCTGCTGGGTCTTCGATTTCTTCAGCTCTCAATTCTGTTTCTATGGCTGCTGATTCGTTATCTGATATTCCTATTTTGGGAGCAATTGCAGGTCCAGTCGCCTGGGCTACTGACATTGCTTCGGGTATTGCTTCGTTTTTTGGGTTTTCTAAACCACTTGCTGATCCTATTATTTCCCGACATTTTTCTCAGATAGGTCAATATGCTCACAATGGATCTGGATCCAGTGATGCTTTAATTCTTGCTACTCAGCATGATGCGAAAACTAGACTTATTGAGGAAAAGACCATTTACGAATATGATGAGATGTCCCTTGCTTTTATTAAAACCAGACCAGCTTATTTTCAAAATATTAATTATACTACTACTACTGCTACTGGTACGCAAATTGATGCTCTTTCTATCATTTTGCCAAATCTCAAGACTTCAGTTGCCTATGATACACTCACACTCGACCAACACACACCGGTCTCATTTTTAGCTAACGTTTTCTTTCAATTTACTGGAGGTGTTAAAATTAAAATTAAGTTTTTTAAAACTGCGTTTCATGCAGGTACTTTACAATTTGCTTTTGTTCCTCAGGTTACTTCAGCTACTTCTTATACTATTAATGCACTTGCCACAGTTAATCGTTATGTTATCGATATACAGACGGAGGACGAACTTATTATAGAAATCCCCTACCAACTTCCTTATCCTAATATTTATACTTCTGAGTGTCTTGGCACATTATATGTTCATGCTATTACTCCTTTACGAGCTCCTGAAACTGTTGCCAATAATATAGATATCACATACGAAGTGCTCGGTGCTGATGACCTTACTTTCTACAATCCTCAAGCCGATGTTCCAGTTCCTGTCATTTGTCAAGGAGCCACAGAAGACGTCGGTTCATCTCAAGAAACCTTGATCGGTGGGTCAAGTACCATTAATGATCCTATACAAATAAGTCAGGATTCTATTGGTGAACAAATTAATTCCATCAAACAACTTACTAATCGTCATTCTCGAATTCATTCTACTGTTTTTAAATTCACCGCCAGTAATAATTGGTGGTTTGATCCTAACCTCGTTGGTGCCATTACTTGGGCCGCTGCAACTCATACAGCTGCTTATCCTCTATTTCATGGTTCTTATGTTGAGTTATTTGCTTTTTGTTATGCTTACCGCCGTGGTTCTACTAGGTGGAGATTCTATCATGAGTCTTTGAATAGTGCTTCTTGGATGTTTAAAACTATGCACACTGTTCCAGCAGATAAATATGGAGATGTTGCAACCGATAGGTATCAACAAATCCAACAGTCTAACACCTCTGTTGCCAATACAGGTGTTGCTAACTGCGTTGCTTATGTTTCTCCAGATCACTGTCAGTCTATTATTCAGGTTCCACAACAGCACTTTGGTGTAGTTGCGCCCAATGAACCTTACGTAGATGGTGTAGTCCTTTATAATCAGCCTAGACAAGCTGTGTCCATTAAATGCACCTCTACTGCAGACGACCTCCATATAGAAAGAGCTTCTGGTGATGATTTTCAGTTTAAGTTTTGGATCGGAATCCCTGTTATGGGTTCTGGTCCAATTTAATTTGGTTCTCGATAATCCGTAAATCGTTAAAATGTTTAAAATACAAAAACAATAAAAAAGTATTAAATTTTTAGGGTTTGTTAATCTCCTGGCACTGCCAAAAATTAACTTTATTTTTATCTACTTTTAGTAGACGATTCTCGCAAGAGTCGCCCGTAAGTTTTTTCCGATGATGTAATTCCGGTTTCTTACAGTAAAATTGATGTATCTGATACATATTATTTTCGTTCACGGGTGACCGTTAGCGATCTTAATACATAGTGTATTGGTTGTCGCCGTTGTCCCTTAATAACGGTGGGAAGGTTGCGAAACTTCCCTAGTCTTCTAATGGAGTTCCCATTAGAAGACATTTTATTTAGC